TTTAATACCTTGCGTGCGATATGTCAAGTTAGGTGACTGCTCACCCCGAGATAAATCTTTGGTGTTGACCCTTGGCTGGTCATTCTTTGGTGATACTTGCTTAGCTTCTGCCATCATCCCACCTGCTTTAAATCTGGTTTACCTTTGGCTGGCGCTTGTGCTTGCTGAGCTTGCTGCTGCGCCGCCGCTTCCTGCTCTTTCTCTTCCATCTTCTTTAGACGGTCTTTAAGTAATTGTTTCATTGGAGGCTCTAACAAGTCAAGCAAAGATTCTTTGTCAATAACTTTTTTATCAAATAAATTAAATGCAAGCTGGCGCAGGTCTTCCATGAAGATGGGAGAGTTAGAGTGTGCGTCCACTTTCACCACGTAGTCTTTTGTAAACTGTTCAGCAATAAACTTGTTGCCTAGCGTGTCTGTAAAGTGGGTGTTGTCATACACCTGCATGGCTTTCAGATACAGAGTAGCCAATTTCTCTAAACTGTCCTCAATAATGAGTGCACGTTTCTTTGCACGTGATGAGCCAAGCCTTGCCAGTTGTGAGGCGTGACCAGAGGAGCGCACTCCTGCTTCTCCCTTGCCTTGCAGCACAGAGACAATGCCAGATGCTTCCTCAAACATGGAATCTATTTCTTGAATTTCTCGGAATAAATCTGGAGGAATTTGAGGCGCAAGTTTTTCAACTTTTGCATTAGGCATGTCAGTAGCGAGGAGGCCGCCTGCACGATTGAGAGCAAAATTTTTCTCATCTAAGATTCCCGTAAAACCAATCAAGGCCGTTGGTGGGTTAACTTGTTTGGACAACAAGTCTAAGATTTCTGACATGCGCTTGTTACGCAGCTGCTGCAGGTAAATCAAGCGCTGCACTTCTGAGCCGCCCCAATAGTAGTCATAGAGTGGGTTAGGCGCAATCTGAACAAAAGGTAATTCGCCCTTGAGAAACACAGATTCACCGGGTCTGTCGTAAATAATTACGTCTGGGTCGGCTTTGGTTACAACTTGGTAATCCATTGTGTCATCGTTCCACACCCAGAGTTCGGTCATCTCTACTGTTTCTTCAGCAACGGTAGCTTTGTAGCGGTTGCCGCCAGCAAGGTCTAAGTTGACGTTACCGTACATGGTTGGATTTGATTGCGACAAAATAATTCGCTCAAGACCATTGGCAGCATCTGTTCGCTCATGTTGAGTAGCGCCTACACGGGCGACAAGTTCATCACGTTTAGGGTGAGAGTACAGCCGTGCGTACAGCTCTGACTTGGTGATGTAGTACGTTTGCACAAGAGCTTCTTGTCTGTCAACGTAAGGAGTGTCTTCACGCAACACGCCTATGCAAGAAGGTTCAACAAGATACGGGTGCAGCCCGTTGTTGAGAATCAATTTAACGAAACAAGAATTGTAAACAAGCGCCCAAGTGGTTGCAGAAGAAAAAACTTGGTCGGCGTTGCTATTTAACCACTCATCATTGAGGGCGCGGGTCAGCGTTGGGACTTTGACATTCTCCATATCATTGACAGAAGCGCCAAGCTGAATGCTAAAGCGAGTTGTTTCAGCCGAGTACAAGAAAGAGGTCAGCTGGTCGATGTGAGGAAAGATTTTGTTGTACAAAGCCGGAGGCTCATCTGGCCCATTGCCAAACAAATAGTAACTTCTTAAAGAACCGTAATCAGCTTTACGCTCTTCTTTTGAAACTGTGCATTTCTGAATCAAGTCGAGGTAAAAGATTTCACGGTCTTGCGGGTCTGTTGGTATCCTCATGGCTTGCTCACCTGTAAGTTATCTTGGTCTGCCATGTAGCTTGCTGGGCGTGGGCCGGACAAGTTACCTGCAGCTTTGGGGTTAATTCCCACAGATTCTCCGTTAACAGACTTAAATTGTCCACCCATAACGGATTTCATGTTGATATTACCCCCACCGCCCCAGATTGCATTGTCACCGGGGCGTTTTTCTTTGTTCTGGGCGTTCATAGCCTCTGTTGCTTGGTCAAACTCTTTGTCAGACAGCTTGTTATGGCGTTTCATGTAACCAGTTTGATACTCACCTTCTTTGGTAGACTTAATGTCGGTCATGTCGTAGTCAATGGCTAGTTGATTGACTGTTTTGTCTGTTTTCTTGGTTTTATCGGACTTTAAGCCCACTGGTTTGAGAAAAACCACGCTCAGCTCACCTTTGCAGTTCTTCATGGGGCATTTAGCTTCCCATGCCTCAAAAATGCCGTGTGTATCGCAATAATAGTCTTTTAGGACTGCCATGTTACCCCCTTAGTGCTTCATCTAGGTCTTGTTCACTGTAATCGTGCCGGTTGACCAGACCTACACGCAGTTTGATTCCCTCTGACGTAACTTTCAGCCCTAAACCGTGAATGATGGGGGGCTTAGCCTCTTTCCTGTACTCAATAAAGCGGCTTCTGTCTCTGTTACTCATCACCTTGACCATGCCAGCTTTCCACTGCATGTAGGCTTTGTTGACCCTGCGCTGGGTAGTTTCTGACATAGATTCAGTCTCGTAGTCAAAAACATCCAATAATGTTGCCTTGCTGATGCCTGCGAGTTGGGCAAACATAGGTATGGAGATGCCTCTGTCCTTGTCTGCAAGGAATCTTTTGATTTGACGCTTGAGTTCAGTCTTGCTTAAAGGTGTCATTTTGCTCCACCGTTGCTACAAAATAAGTTTTTTGGCTCTCAAGAAAGACTTTGAGTTCCATTTTCCTGACAAAGTAGCCATCATCTTCAAACAATTTAAAGAGTCTGTCTCTGTCACTCTCACCATTGGGTGCTTCTACAATAATTTCAACCACCATACATGCCAATCCTTTTCAAATAATCGCTGACATTTCTGCCTACGGAGAGTTGTTCAGGGGTGAAGTCTTCTTGAGACCTGCTGATTTCTTTTGTAATCTTCTGAGCCACAAGCCTTGGCTGCACCTGCTCTGCCCAGCATACGGTTGCCAGCGCACAAGCAATCACACGGTCATCCTTGTTTCTGCCGGGTGCGCCAATAAAGCCATTCTCACGCACGATGCTCTTCATCTCTTCAAGAGTTTCCATGCTCTTAATGTCCATCATGCCACGCTCAAAATAATCTTTCATGTAGTTGAGCATTCGCTCTTTTGTTTGGCTAGTGGTGATGTAGCCTATGGAGTTAGACAGGCCGCCAAGGGTGTCGTTCCTTCTCCAGATGTAGTTGGTCATACTGCCCAGTACATCCATGAGGCCATGCCCTACAGAGCCTCCCATAGCGACTGCCATGCGCTTTAAGTTTCGTATCTCGTTAATCACTGCCTGACCCGGGCCATTCACCTCAAGGTTAAGGGTAGAGTTCTTGTAAGCTCCTGCAAGGTGAGCGATGACCCAAGCGAACTGGTAGGTGTTCATCTCGCTGGTGGCAAACTCGGCTACTTGCTCCATTCCGTCAGCGTACACACGGAAGACTTGAATACAGAAACGGTCTGCCCAATCAGAGCTTCCGTAAGCAGGGTCAGCACCAATAACGTAGTAAGCAGTATCAACCGGCTCTTCCCATATCTTGAGTGTCCCCAAGCGTTCTGTAGAACGGATGACTTCAGTGTCCTGAAACAGTTGACCAAACACATACCTGTAGTGGTCGGGAATAAGTTTCTTAGAGGCTTTGGCGGCTTCCGTACACCTGCTGTTAGAAAAGAAGCTAGTGCCCGTCATCACGAAGGCATAGTCCTCAGTGGGAGGAAACTCTTGGTACATCAAGCTCTCGTCTTTGATGCCCTCCAGCATCTTCCAGCGCCACCATGCCATCTGGCGGGAGTTAATCTCAAAGCCGTAGAGCTTCTTAATGTCTTTGACCCACTCTTTTTCCTCACCAGTGAGCTTGCCATCCCAATACACTTTGTAGATGTTGCTGGCAGGGTCTACGGTGTAATACTCGTTACGCCACCAGCCGCAGAAGATAGCGTGCTGGGTTTTGGCAGACTTGGCGGTCTTGTACATGTCGTGGAACATGTTAAAGCCCTGCGCCGTACTCTCGAACATGTAGAGGCGCTCAGCGTTCTTCTCTGCAAGAGAGGCAATCAGGGAGGCTAGTCCCTCCTCGTTACCCCAACTCGCAGTCTCAGTTCCGTGAAGATAGGTGATGGCTTTTCCCTGTCCGAGCCGGGACTTGTTTCCTGCAATCTGGTAAAAGATTCTGCTTCTGTTTTTAAGTACCATCTGATTACGGTTATGTGCCACCAGAGGAATCTTGTACTCTTTTGGGAGTCCGTCCATGTACATACCCAGAGTTGACCTAAACATATCCCGGTTCTCTTCTGTATCCGCAACCAGTGTTCCCTGCCAACCCGGGTGCGTGAACTGCCAATATAAATCAAGGGCAAGTGAAACAGTCGTGATACCCAGCTGCCGCCCTTTAAGAATGACAAAGAAGTGAACATCTCTCTCTAGCCCTTTTGTAATCTCTTCCATCACATACTTCTGCGTCCCCAGCAGAGTACCCATCTTCTTCAAACCCTCTTCCTTGGTCTCAATCTTGAGTTCCGAGCAGAACTTGTAAAACTTCTTTAAATCAAAATTCATAGTTGCCAATCAGCAATGTGTCTTGCAGCATCCCTGTTACGGGCACAATTTAACAACTCTTTGTAAAAGATGGCAGAGTACTTGTCTTCCCACTCCGCAACCAACGTCCTCTTTGCTTTAGGACTAATGCAGGACAAGGCTTTCTGCATTTCTCTCTTCAGCCTTAAACGAGATTCGTACAGCTGCGTCTGTGTATCCTTGTCTGTATCCATATTGCAATGCCTCATTAACAGCTCTCACCGTATTCATCTCAGAAAACTGAAGTAGCGCAGAGAGGGTCAAGCAGGTTGCCCTCAAGTCCTCTTCCCCCATCCACAATAATTCACTCTCCATAAATACTCCTCTAACGTGTTCTCCACACTCTGATGACCTGCCCCTCTGTCTTTGCCGTAAAACTGCACCCAAGCCTCTTAGAAGCCCTGTAATTGGCATTCAAAACCTTCTGCCGAGCAGACACGGGCACAACAAAACTGTCCCCCACATCCATCTCCTCATAAGGGTAGGCGTACACCACCCTCGCAGTAGGCATATCAATACCATGCTCTAACTCAATCTCTTGTATAGCCATCTCTACCCCTCTAACAATAACCATATATTACACGTAAAAAAAGACCAACACAAGGCTGGTCTAAAAGCTCAACAATGGCAACTGCTAAGCACAAGCAAATATAGCAGAAACAGTGAAATTTTTTATGGGGGGGAGATGTTGGGGGCACACCCTTTAGCATATCCAAACCCATCTTGGTTGCCGCTGGCTTGTGTTATGGTTGCGTGATTGTGCTAAGTGACCATTGTCCCTTTCCCTAGTGCATGGCATGGCATACGGTAGCATTAAGGGTAGCGTGTAGCGTCTAACCGTCCCCGCCCCATTGTCCCATGCTAGGGGAACGGGCTGTTAGACTTTCCCTTACTTTCCGATTGTCTACTACCCCATGATATAGATACCTATGCACCTATTCAATCTATGACGGATAGGATATATCTATATAGTCTAACACTATACATAGTCTTAGACGTGTGTCTAAACTAAAGTATTACAGTACAAACACCTAGAAAATAATTGTAGAAAAGATGTTGACACTCTCTTGAATAGCTATATAATCACATCATCACATCATCGTGATGCACATTTAAAGGATAGTATCCATGTCAAACACTGTTTATCAAGATGTTACAAACAGCATCATCGAACAACTAGAAAAGGGAGCTATACCATGGGTTAAACCATGGCGTGCCGATAGTAGCGCCGATAAGAATCTACTCTCCCAAAAACCGTATCAAGGGATAAACCGTCTCATTCTAGGTTTGTCAGGAATGGTCAATAAATACGATGTTCCGGTTTGGGCTAGCTACAAACAATGGGAAAGCATCGGCGGGAATGTTCGCAAGGGTGAAAAGGGCACTCGCATCGTTTTCTTTTCTAAGGTTGACAAGGAAAACAAGCAAACCGGAGACAAGGAAAGCTATTCAGTACTGAAAGCATATTAAGTTTTCAATGCTTCGCAAATTGACGGTATCGACATTGTTCCCGCCGCTACCGTTGACAAACCGTTCACCCCTATTGAGTACGCCGAAACTAGAATTGTTAAAACCGGCGCGGCCTTGTCACACGGCGGCGATGCGGCCTTTTATGCTCCCAGTGTTGACCGTATCCAATTACCTAACAAGGGTACGTTTAACAGTGAAGCGAACTATTATGCTACGGCCTTCCATGAGTTAGTGCATTGGACTGGTGCGAAGCATAGGTTAGACCGTAACCTAGAAAAAGGCCGTTTCGGGAATCCGGCCTATGCTTTTGAAGAACTAGTGGCGGAAATGGGTGCGGCGTTCTTATGTCAGGACTACGGTATTCAAGGTGAGTTACGGCACGCCGGATACATTCAATCATGGCTCAAAGCCTTGCGTGATGATTCTAAGGCCGTATTCAAAGCCGCCGCACTTGCTCAAAAGGCCGCCGATTACCTTAACCAGTTAGATGCTACCGCCGAAGCTATAGCGGCCTGAGTGTTACCTACTAGCCTAGTGACAGTGGGCTAGTGGATTGACAATCCCGTCAATCATTTAATGAAAGGTTTGTAACCATGTACGAAATTATTTGGTCAACTTGGCAAGATAAATACATTGTGCGGCCTGTTTTGTCTATAGGTAGCATTAAACCCGTATTTATCGGCACTGAAAGCGAGTGCAATCAATACATTAACAACTGCAACCCTCACTGAAAGGATAGTAACCATGTCGAAAATTGACCATGCCGTTATTCTTAACGCCTACTTGTCACGCCTAACTCATGCGGATATAGAAAACCTTTTGATGCACGATAAAAAACGTGTACACGCCATGCTAAACCTTGGAAACACGGGACAAGCACAGGCACAGGCCGGATTCTATGCCGCCGTGTGTAACGCCGTTAATAACCTACTCAAACATGACGTTATGTTGATTGAAAACGTGATAGCACGTGAAACTTTTGGAGAGTACACAGAATGACGACAATCACCACTACGGGCACAATAGTAAAGGCCAAAAAAGCCCCCAAGATAAAAGCCCCCAGCATAGGCAAAACAAGAGTTAAGGGAGAGATTAGACACTTTCCCCAATACGCACACGGCATGTCAACAATGGTTTATATAGAGGCCTACCATGCTGCCAACTCTCATGTCATGCTAACCATGCCAGACTACATTTAAAGGTAACCCCATGACTACAAAAACCCCTATACGCGCAGACGTGCCGCCCTTGTTAGATGGGCCATACAAGCATGACAACATGGAAGAATGGTTCTTAATCTGTTTAGCATGGTTTGCTGGGTATGTTGTTTGCTATATCGTGATGACTCTTTAAGGACAAACATGAAACCCGATTTACTGATGGTAAATGCCCTAGTGCTGGCTATAACTGCACCTGATGAGGAACAACATGCCAAGTGCATGACAGACCTTGTTTACCCTCTGACTACCCTACTCAAGCCAGATGAGATTGAGGACTGCAAAACAATGGCTGAGATGATTGTGGCTAATTTGACAACAGAAGCCCCAAAAATTTTAATGAGTTGACAACAATAAAAAACCCGTGATATAAACGGGCTGTTGTCGTAGTGGACAGCAAGTTAAGCCGTTATCTCATGCCTCTGTTCCCGTAAGGGAATCCACTACCGGAGGCAGTAGATAGCGGCTTTTTTATTGTTCACTACAAAGCACGGGGGTATCACCCGCCCCTTGTAAATGTTGAAGCGACAGATACAGATAAACGTGGCGAACTGGCCTTGTCATCCCTAAGTGAGCATCTTTCGGGTGAGAGATAAGTCGGGTTTAACAAGAGTGCTGCACTTGCGTTAAATAGCCTAGATAAACGAGAGCTTCTATCCCTGTGGATAACACTGTGGATAACTTACCCACAAGCTGCGCTTCGGGTGAATACTCTATGCGTGTTAGAAATTAAAAGTTTAACAAGAGAAAAGGACAGTAACCATGACACAAGATGAAATCATTAAGATGGCTAGACAGGCGCAAATGCCATTTTATTGGCGTACAGGTGAAATCACATACTTGGACAAACTTGAAGCCTTTGCCAAGCTAGTAGCACAGCATGAGCGTGAGGCGTGTGCAAATTATTTATATGAAGCATCAGAAGCGGCAAAAGATGTTGACCCACAAGGGTTTGTCTGGAGAGTCGTTAAAGAATCTGCCGATGCCATCCGAGCAAGGGGACAAGCATGATTGACATTCTTAAAGCTAGAAAGGACAAGCTAACCCGTGCCTACAAAGCAAACCCCCAACTCGCTACATACGCAAGACTGCGTGAAGTTACCCTCTTACTCAACAAGCTATATCAGCATGACAAAAGGTCAAGCACAGAAGGTACTGGCGATGCAGAGAGAGGGGATACGCCAACACCCGTCAACAGTGCTGCAAGCCCTAGTAGTTCTCGGGGATGGCGTAAACGTCAAATAAATAATTTAAAGGAAGGAGAAATAAACACTTGACAAACTCTAATCACATAACTGTATAATCACCACTGAGCATGTTGCTCTCAACAAAACGGAAAGGTAGTCACCCATTATGAAACTGTGTATCAACTGCAAGTTCTACCATCAGGTAGGCGTAGAAAAAGAGAAGACGCATTTAGCAAAATGCACAGCTCTCTCTGTCATCTCTCCCGTAGACGGGAAACCAACCCCCATAGACCAACTTGAATGGTGCAGCGTTATGCGTATGCCCCACAACAAAGACTGCGGCCTAGCTGCGCTACTCTTTACAGAAAAGGAAAGTAACCATGTCTGACTTCTCCCCCGAAACCCGTAATTCTGCTTGGTGGTCAGGCGATAGTCGCAAGGCTGCCAACGGTAAAGCCAACGAAGTCATCCTCACTAAGCTGGGCATGATGGACATACCCGACCTGTCCGGCATAGAAGCAGTACAGATGGGGCATGTACTAGAACCCGTCATAGGTAGGTTAGCTCAGAACAAGTTAGGTGTTGAGCTGCACAAAGTAGAGGAAGCTCTGACACACAAAACAGAACCGTGGCTGCGTTCTCACTTTGACTTTGCAGGAACAGAGAACGGAAAAACAATCCTCGTGGAGTGTAAAAATTACAATGCTCAAGTACGCAATAAGTTCGATGCTGAATCTGGAGTTATTCCTACTGCTGACTTTGCTCAGCTTGTCCACGAGGCGGCGGTTTTTGGTGTTGAAAGGATTTACTTGGGCGTGCTTTTTGGTGGTCAAGAGTTTGTCCTCATTCCTTATAACATTACGGAAGCTGACAAAACGATGCTGATTACCGACATGGCTCAGTACTGGGCACGTGTCCAAACAAAGCAGCCCCTCCCGCCAGAGAATACTGAACAAGTAAAGGCGATGTACAGACATGATGATGGCAATGCGAGAGAAGCCTCACAAGCGGTAGAGGAAGCCTGCCGCACCCTAGCCCTCATCAAGAGTGAAATAAAGTCCCTAGAAGCCCGTGAAGAGGCTTACCAGACCTTGATACAAGGTTACATGCAGGATAAAGCCCTGCTGACGGCTGTTGACGGGAAAATCTTAGCTACTTGGAAGAACGCTAAATCCAGTAACAGGTTCAGCGCCAGCTTGTTCCAGAGTGCCATGCCTGACATTTACAAGCAGTTTGAAGTAGAAACCCCCGGCTCACGCCGCTTCTTGGTGAAAGGTTAATCATGTCAAATCTAGTTCCATTTTCAGAAGTACAAGCAATGGCAGAAGTCGCTGCTGGTAGCAAGATGTTCGGGTTTAAGAACCCTCAAGAGGCGATGGCAATCATGCTCTTATGCCAAGCAGAGAACCTGCACCCAGCAGTGGCTATGCGTGACTACCATGTCATACAGGGTAGACCTGCTCTAAAGGCAGACGCAATGCTTGCAAGGTTTCAACAAGCTGGTGGCAGCGTACAGTGGAAGGACTACACAGATGAGAAAGTCACGGGCATATTCAGCCATCCTGCGGGTGGAACTCTTGAAGTTAGCTGGACACTTGCAAAGGCGAAAGCTATTGGTATTGCAAGTAAGGACAACTGGAAGAACTATCCCCGAGCAATGCTGCGTGCACGAGTTGCCAGTGAGGGTATTAGAAGCGTCTACCCCGGCTGTGTTGTGGGTGTCTACACGCCAGAGGAAGTACAGGACTTTACGCCTACACCAGCAAAAGATATGGGCACAGCAGAGAGGGTAGATATACCTGATTTGCCAGAGGAAGCGTCAGGTGCTTTCAAGCTCTATATCCCCGGCAATGACGCACCCTATGATGCCTACCACACCAAAGACTTCTGGGTAGAGGGCTATGTTGGTATGGTTGCTCGTATCCACAAAGCTGACAAGCTGCCAGATGATGTGAAGGCAGAGAAGCTGGACGGTCTTAAAGCAGTCAACATGAACATGCTGGAGAGCTTGGACAGTATTCAGAAGATAAAGATTAGGTCTTTGCTTGTAGAAGCGGGAGTAACCCTCAGCCCAAAGCCCGAGCAGTCCCCACGGGATTATCCCGGCACGGGACACAGCGAGGAAATATTCTGAGCCATCTCACCAACATAGGGCCACTCACACCCCGTGATGCCCTAGAACACTATGGGAGCTTCAGACTTGCAGCACATATCGAATTTCTGCGCAGGCAGGGACACCATATCTTTACAGAGATGGTTAAAGAAGGTGGGCGAGAGTATGCCCGTTATCACTTACGAAAGGCCAAAGATGAGTAACTTACACAAAGAAAGACCCGGCAAAGGGGTTATGTATTGGGAGTTTGAAGAGAACCGCAAATCTGCTGACGCACCTGACTTTAAAGGTTTTCTCATACTGGAGATGGATTACAAAGCAGGGGAGAAGCTCAAACTTGGTGCGTGGAAAAAGCCTACCAGTAGAGGTGTAGACCTGCTGTCTTTGTCTGAAGATAACTGGAGCAAGAAGCAGCGGGAGACTCCCCGTGAAGTGCAGCCAAGCTATGAGAAGAAAGCTACGTTTACAAAACCTAAAGCCAGCGATGA